AGGCTGTGCCAGAGAAAGAGTTAGCACCAGCACCTAATGTAAGGGTAGAAGCACCAGCGTTACCTATTAATGTTACTGCACCTGTGTTTACTGTCAAAGCAGTCGTAAGAGTAGCATTGGTTACAGTATCAGCGTTGCCAGCTGTATCGGCTTTTCCCGTGGTATTTTGATTAAGAGGAAAGTCAGTAGTATATACACCATTAGTAACTGTTGCTGCATTACCTGTACAAGTGCTTGATGTTAAAGTATCTGATATTCTGGCATCAATAATCTCACCTGCATCAAAGAAGTCTGTTGCAGAGTCGCCTGAAGTCGCTACTGTATTATCGCCTGTGTTACCCCCTGTGTTAGTTCCTGAGGCTGTGCCAGAGAAAGAGTTAGCACCTGCTCCTAAAGTAAGCACTGAACCTGCTATATTTCCTGTAAGACCGACTGTACCCGTATCTACTGTAAGAGCTGTTGTAAATGTAGCGTTGGTTACCGAATCTGCATTACCTGTTAAAGCACCAGTATATCCCCCCGTTGCGGAATGTGTGCCTGTGGTAGATATATTCTCATCACCAAAACTTATATCTCCACCGCCAGCAGTAATTACCAAATCCCCGTCATCTCCTGCTATGGTGGTTATAGTTACTATACCTGCTGCTGTAGATACTTCTAAATAATCATTAATATCATTAGATGGGGCTAACCTTATTACTCCTTCATTGTTGAATAATCCAGCTGCACCAGCGTCATATTTAATAAGTGCAAAGTAGTTATTATCCGCATCGAAAAAAAACAGAGAAGGAGAATCGCCTACTCCATCGTCTATATTCACAATCCCTGATGAAGTAAGCCCTGTAAAAGTTGCAACTTCTGTTGTATTGAAAACTGCGTTGCCACTTTCGGTAAGGGTATCAGCTTCTAAAGATGTACCTAAATCATACGCATCAATTCCCATATCCGTTGCAACAACTGATCCAAAGGAAGGACTACCAGCGGCATTACCGTGCAAAACAGTAGTGGTTGTTCCTGTATTATCCGCTATGTTGGTAGCTGTAGCAGCCAAAGTACAAGCCCCATTAGCAGCTAAATTACTTATATCGTCCCAATTTATATCATCATCATTTATAGTGTTGTCTGCTAACGAGCCAGCCGTAACTTCTTCTTCATAATCAACATCAGTTAAATTTTCACAGGCTGATATGTTACCCGCACCGTCTGATTCTACTACACCACTTACCGCACCAACAATAGAATCTACCTCTGTTACTGTAAATGTCAAATCAAATGGATCAGCGTCTGAACCTGGGTCAGTATCTGTCCAATCTATATCTATTATTCCACTCTCTATGAATTTAACTTCCTCTGCATCTGAGATTGATACTTCTGTGCCGTCGCTATCCTCTAATATAAATGTACTCATAGTACCACCACCTGCAACTGCTTGCCAAGAGCAAGTGCCATCTCCATCTGCTCTGAGGTAATTAGTATCGGCTACTGGGCCTGTTGAGAGAACTGCTGTACCTTCAGGAGCACCACCAGCAGCTGCTTGAAATGTTGGAGCTGAACCTATACCATTAGAGGTCAACACATGGGTAGCTGTACCTATGGCTATCTCTCCAAAGGCAGTTGTAGTAGAGGCATACGGTATTAGATATTGAGTTCTTGCATAAGTATTTTGGGTGTCTGGTGCTAAGCCTGTGATAGTCAATACAGTATCAGCTTCAATAACATTGTTTGCAGCTGCTAAGGTTTTATTAGTTAAGGTATCTTCTGTGTCTTTGAGGACTACTGTTCCTGTAGCATCAGGTAAAGTAATTGTTTTATCGGGTGTGGTTGGGTCTTCTACTGTGAGAGTTGTTTCAAAGTCATCAGGAGTTGCTCCTTCAAATTCTATATCGCCTTGACTTGTAGTTAAATATAAATCTGTTGCTACTATATCAACAATGGTAAGTGTATCAGTTGTTTTATTATAGGTCATTCCTGCATCGCCAGCAGGAGTATTTGCACCATCGAAGAACATAACGTGGGTATCTGTGCCTGTGATTGCAGCTTGATAATCTGTTCCTGCGGAAGCGGCAGAGAAATTTGCCGACCCATCTGATTTTACTATTCCAGTTACAGCTCCAACAATAGAGTCTACTTCCGTTGCATCAAAAGTGACAGTATCACCACTCTCCGTGATAGTCATTATACCTGTATCAGCAAAAGTAATACCCAATCCCGCAGTAACATTCGCGTCTGGGCAGGTTATGGTATTGATTTCATTACTGGTGCTTCCATCTACTTCTGTTGCTGTAAAAGTAATCGTATCAGCAGATTCAGTAATTCCCATAATACCTGCTTGTGCGAAAGTGATAGCTTGACCTGCTGTAACATTTGTATCGGGAGTGGTAATGGTTGCTGCTGCGTGATGCGCTGAACCGCTGTGGGTTGAATCTACTGTAGGAGTTGCCCAAGAACCCCCCAATTCACCGCCTGGGGTTGTGCCTACGGGTATTTCTGCTGATAAGCTACCATTAGCTGTGCCTACAAGGTAGTCTGCGTCTGTTGGCGCACCACTTGAAAGACTTATGTCATCTAGTATGTCTAAAGCCTGTTGAACGTCTGTTTCGTTTGCTGATAATATACCGTCAAAGTAAGTAGTATCGGTATCGGTATTTTTAGCCTGATCCCCTCTCCATCCCGACTCACAATAGGCTAGTGATGTTATGCCTAACAATAACATTGTTATCAGTAGTCTTTTCATATCTACCTTTTTATAGGCTCTCTTGCTTACTTAATTTAGCCTGTAGTGTGTTTGCTACGCCTGCTCCGCTTACTATCATAAGTCTTGCATATGGCATTGCTACTGGTGATAATGATTCGCTATGCCAATCGGTGTCTGCTAGGTTTGTATGAACAGCACTTGCACTCTCTGGTACTACATAAGCTGCCTCATCTGCGCCTTCTGTAGTCGGCAATTTGTGAGATTGCTGTAAGTCTATTGTTAAATCTACTGCCCCTGCACTACCTGCTTTATAAGCTAATGCAAAATACTCACCTTCTTTAAGACTAAAAGCCTGTGAGTATATTGTTTCTCCTGCTGGTATTGTGATTGTAGTTAGATTCAAAGATGATAATACACTTTGTATATTTGGCCCAATACTACGTCCCATGTTACCCTCCTTATGCTAGGTCTATTTTGCCTAGTTTTAGTTGTATGGTTGTGCTTGCGTGATTGGCGCTTGGAGCACCAAGTCCTGTTATTTTTAGCCTAGCAAATGGTAGTGCTATAGGCTCTAGCTTCTTAAAATGCCAATCCTCGTCCGCTAGAGCTGCTTCTAGGGTTGTTATGCTCTCAGGGACTACATAGGTGTCGTCTGAGGCCTCTTCTGTGTCTGGTCGCTGATGTGATTGCTCTAGTTCTATTTTTAGCTTTACATCACCACCTGATGTTGCTTTGTAGCCTAGCGCAAAGTATTCACCCATTTTAAGGCTCATTGACTTTGTGTAGACTACTGCTGTAGTTTTTACTGGTATCTCTGTTACGTTCGCTATTGTTGGTATAGGGTCTACAAAAGGGCCTATTGACATAATATTTTTAAACCTCCACTTTTATCCTGCTCTTAGTTGTTTTAACACTTTTATTTTAGCGTCTATTCTGCGTTCTTTTAATATAACAAGCCTTTCTTTTTCACCTACCGATATCTCTCGCTCTTTTAGAATCTTCTTAGTCTCAGGAATATCCTTGGTCATCTTTTTTACGGCTTCCTTTTCTATGTCTAGTTTCTTTTGGAGCGCATCTGCTGTTGCAAGCAGTTCATTGGCCTGTTGGAATTTTTCTTTTGCATCTGCTATTACTAATTTAGTATCAGCTTGGTTCTTTTTTAACTCTATTTGAAGTTCTTCAATTTCAGCCATATCATTGCTATTCCTAGTTGCTTGGCTGTTTAGTGCTATTTTATCCGCGTCTAGTTGTGTCTGTGTGTCCTTCTGGCTGGTGTCCTGATCCTCTAGATGTATCGTTTGTTTTACAAGCTGATTGGTTCTGGTTGTATTTTCTTGTTTTTTAATGTTTATATCATGCTCACGCTCGCTTAGTTTGGTATTCTCTATTTCTATATATGATTGATTCTGGGCTTCTTTGTTATCTAGGGATATGGAAGTGCGGACATTCTTATCTTCAAGTATCTGAGCCTTTGATTCCCTGGCCGATACAGATTTTTCTCTCTCTGATATTTCTTTATCTTTTACTCGTAGGATATCTCGTTGTTTATTAACATCGGTACGTTCTGATTCTAACTGCTTTATTTTTGATTCATGCATTGAGTTTAAACTGGTTATTTCTTTATCAAATAATTCGTCTAGTTCTTTTGTTTTTGCTTCTACTGCCTTATTCACGGCTACGCTTATTTCTGATTTTAGCTTATTCTTTCTATGTTGTAAATTGTCTGTCTCTTGTATTAGCTTTCTTAATTCTCCCTTCCCAGGAAGTTTTTCCTTTCCGCCCCATCCTCTTGCCATATTACACCTCATGTCTGGGGAGAGGCTTATGCCCCTCCCCGTTAGATTATTACTTTATGTTTGTGCGCCTGTCCTGGAAGTTTCATTCCAAACAGTTCCATCACTTATGAACGTTATTACATATCTTTCATTCGCTCCATCGGCAAGTGTTAAAGTGCCTGTGGTATTTGCAAGGGTTGTATGAAAAGTCATAATTTCGTCCTGACCTGATGCTGCGGCAGCATCAAATATGATAGTCGCTATGTCACCTGCTGTACCGCCAGCGGAGAATGTTAGCGTACAATTCTCATCATCCGTGTCGATTGTGTAGGTGTATAGAGTGTCTGTTCCTGGAACAACTGTTATCGTCGCTGTTGTGTTTGCTGTGATTACTGTTGTTGCCACAGTTTCCAGAGCGATTGATGATGTTATTGATGGTAATGTAACCGTCTTAGATGAACTTGCAGCATCAGCTACAGCCAATATTGTGAAATAGGCATCATCGGTTGTACCACCCATAGCAAGCGGACTCGCACCTTCAATAACTACGACGCCACCCAAACTTGCGTCAGCATCAAATCTTACTGTCTCTGTTAGAGCCCCAGCTATATCCTGAGTAAATACAAAGTCAGTATCATTAGTTGCTCTTGCTGCTGTAGTCTGAACTATGTCCATCCTTGCGTGTTCTTCTGAGCCTGTAGCATCTTCAGGTCTGAATGAAATTGCCATTCCGTGAAGATCCTCTGCTGTTCCTGTAGCAGTTGCTAAAACTAAAACAGGATGAGCAACAGTAGTCTCAGTTGTATTAGCAGTAAACTGAAGATAATCAGAAGTCGTTGCACTTGAATTTGCAACTATTCTTACTGTCTCTGCTAGTGCGCCTGCTGTCATCTGATTTATTACAACATCTGAATCCTCTGCACCGTTTGTAGATGATGTTGCTACTACGTCAATAGAAGCATGCTCTTCCTCTGTACCTGTACCGTTTTCAAGGTCAAAAGTTAAGCCCGCACCGATACCTGCTGCTGCTGTGCCTGATGTAAAGTGCTGTATATTTGCTATATCAGTAATGCTTGTGTTGGCTGAATCTTCTATTTCTAGATTAACAGTACCCATTGTGGTTACTACACCTGCGTCTGATATTGTGAATCTTGTTAATGGGTCGCCTGGAGTTGTATCATCACAAGCAATTACCAAATCTGTAGTTGTTTGTGTTGAAGTGATTGTCCATTGTTCACCTGCTGCATCACCATCTCCAGCACTAAGTTTCAGAATAGCATCTCCTGAAGCAAGATCGCTCCATACCTCAAGCGTTGTTGCGGCATCATTAGAAGCTACTCTAACTGTATCGTCTGTTGCGTTGCTTATTACTTCTGCTTCTGTGAGAGTAATAGTACCATCTATGATAAGTGTTCCGCCATCTGATACGAATGTATGGTCTGTAACGTCTACTGAACCATAATCTATATCAATAGCACCATAGGCATCGATACCATTCCATAGTACCAATAGTGGTGTAGTGGCATTCTCAACGCCCCAACACATATCAGCATCCATGGTCGAACCATCACCCGCTATTAACATATCGTAGGTATCAAGGTAACCGATATACTGGTCGCCTAAACTTCCATCGAAGAGAAGGTATTTATCTTCTGAGTCTACACCATCACCGATAGTAATAGCTGTTAATGCGGCATTATCTACAATACTGATTCTTTCGTCAGTACCTAGAGTTGAGCCTACGCCCCATGCACAATCGTTGTCTGTGTCATCTCTACCAAAATACCAATCGTCATCATCAGTATCAAATAGGATGTATGTGTCTACCGCGGTGCCTGCTCCAAGTGATAGATAGCCTGCATCATACAGTCTATATACACCACCTGAGTCAGTAGGATAAACATATCCTGTTGCATCTGTCATAGGTGATACGACAGAGCCCCAGCTTGTTTTTTCTACTCCACCTAACCAAAGTGAATCTAGGTAGATGTTGTCTACTTCGTTACCACTTGCTCCTATGTCTTGGCTTGAGTCGTCTATAGGTACAAGGTCGCCAGTAACATCACATATCCACTGGTCGTTTCCTATGTAGCCTTTATCGGTATTAGCCTTTACCTGTGCCGCAAATGCTGGCACTTGTAAGAAACATAGAGCTGCAACAACGAGAATAGCCATCATTGTTTTTGATTTCCCGTACATCTTATCCTCCTTGTTATTTTACTAACGCTTCGCCTGTTTTTGGATTGTGGCCATATAGCCTGCCTTCAGCCTGATACCTTAATACTTCTTTCACTGTGGCCTTTATCCAACCCGCCTTTTTAGCAACTGTAGCTGTTTCTTTTGCTACTACTGGTTCTGCTTTAGGCTCTACTACAGGGTCTGCCTTCTTAATTACTTTCTTTTTAGCCATGTTATTATCTCCTATACTTCGTTAGTGAATCCTGCTTTATCTAAGAATCTATCCTTGCCTGCGTGTTTCTTTGCATCTTGTCTAGATTCTATGTCAGCTTTTCCTTCGTTGATACAGGTTTCACAAGCGAGCCTTCCTTTGTACATCTTTAGTATTACGCCATTACCTGAGTCATATCCATCAGCACCCTCAGTAGTCCTAGCAACAGCATCGGCATCAGTTAGATCATCTGTCTGTGGTGATCCCTTTGCTCCGCATAGTTGACATATACCATATCTAATTTCAGGAAAACTCATTATTTATCCTTTTAGGCAGATGAACCGCCGCCTCTTGTCCATGTTCTGAAGTTCTTTATAAGGATACCCTGTCGGATATTGATAGAAGTCTTATATCCAAGGTTAGTTTCATCCCTGAAGAACCTTATTTCTGAGTTCTGTCTCTCTCTGAACTGCCAGTCGTTTGACTGTTTCTTACCTACGAAGAATGCTGCTTCACCTGATTCTAGGTAGTCCCAATCTATAACTGATACGAGCTTATAGTATGGGTTGATATCGTTTAACTGGCTACTTGGTAAGCCTCTTCCAGTATCAACGATTCTATCTGCTGCAAATCTATCTGCACCTGGTCTTACCAACAATGTATCTGCTGGATTCTGGACTATATTATCTCTTTCATCTCTGTTGTTAGTCGTGGTGTGTAGATTATATATAGTTGCGAAGTTATCTGGTGTTACTGTTAGAGCTGCTACAGAGTTGTAGTATGTTCCGCCACCCTTAGAACTTCTGGTGTTTGTTGACAAGTTGAACATTGGTTCAGAGTCATAAGGCATATCACCTGATGAGTCTGAGTTACCTGTGTGAGTACCATTGAATATGTAATCACCTAATAGGTTTCCACCTTCGTTAAAAGGTCTTGAACCCATTTCTTCTTTAGCAATTCTTACCTGCTTACCCCAACTATTGGCAAGGTCTTTCAATAGGTTACCGAGCTTTACTGTATCTTCTACGGCTTCCTTTGATAGAGCAATACCATCACTTAGAGTGTGATACTTTACTAGGAACTCCCAACCAATTACAGGACTCTTGAACACAATCTCTTGGCCCTCTTTGGTATGCCTAGTTAATTTGCCAGCGCCTAGTACCTGCGTAATCTTATCACCAGCACCGCTTACGCTGTTTACAACCTTCAATACCTTATTATAAACGGTATCTACTTCCTTATAACCTTCACGCTCTGCCTTGTACATATCTTTAAGGTATAGAGCTGTCTGATCTGCGCGTATTCCAGCCATGATTAAATTTTACAAAGGCTTATATTTCCTTTGTACTCCTTTGTTTGTGCTAATTGCGTTAATTTACTTTTTCTATGTTCCATACTCTATTATGTTACGTCACAACCTATAGTTGTCATATTCTGATAAAGAACCATGACATCTACCCATTCATTATTAACTAAATCTCCGTTAACTATTCTTAGTGTTCTCTCTACTGATGCGTCTAGCTGTGCGCCTTGAACATTGTTTGATATTGCTATATCGCAGTCTTTACCCTTCATCAGGTGTGTGTATGTACCTGAATCAATAGGGATACGATATACTGCTGTTGGATCACATACTATCTTGCGTACTTCATCACCATCTGTAGTAGCAATAGCTTCACATTCTAGGTGACCTAGAAGCTCTGTAGAGCCATCATCAGCTAATGTTACTGTATCAGTACCATCACCTGCTCTTGCTACGAACTTACCACTTGCGGCTAAGATTGTCTGTGCAGCAGTTAGGATGTGGTCGTATCCTATATTACCACCAGATATCTGCCCGTATTTTAACTGTTTTCCTACATCCATTTTATTTCTCCTTGTTGTTATTCTCTTCGTCTTTTAGAATATCTCTATATGAATCGTGAGCCATCTGTTGAGTTATGCCTGGGCCATCAAACATTTCTTCTGCCCTCTTCTTTTCGGCATCTGTCAGAGACTTAGCACCCTTGCCTGCTGGTGCTTTGCCTTCAGGTGGCCTACTACCATTCAGTATCTTTGCTTCTTGGAGTCCACGCTTATATTCCTTTGCTCCGAACTCCTTCTTCTCTGCTTTCACCTTATTTACATCATCGTCATATTTGCCACCTTTGACAAACTTGACGTAGGTGTCTACATTGAAGTTATTACTTACTATCTGTGAATCTGTGAGTTTCTCTATGAGTGGTTTAATCTCTGGGATAAGTGCTTTATCCGCTTCAGGGATTGAGTCATATAGTGTGTCCCGCTTTACCCTTGCCTGATCTTTAAGTTCACTTCTAGCTGATAGATTCTGTTTATCTATAGCTTGCTTGAAGTCTTTAGCTGCAAGCGTGAGAACTTTGTCATCATCAAGGTCTTCGGTTATCTTAGGATAAGCCTCTCTATAAGCATCAACAGTTTCGTCCATAGATTTCTTTTTGCCATCTATCACAATCTCACCATCTCGCATAAATTGCTCTACTGCTTGAACGGTAACTTCTCTGATAGGTTTCGCTTCCTCTTGAGCCTTTGATTCTTCCTGATTCTTAGAGATTAGACGCTGTAGGTGAAGGTTAGCTTTTGCAAGCTGCTTCGGGTCGTCTTTATACTTCTCTTGAATTTTGGCCATGCTCTCTAGGTCTGTGCGAGCTTCGTCTTCAGTTACCTTGTGTTCCTCTGCGTAGGCCTTAACCTCTGCTTCGGCTGATTGCGTGTCGGCTTCTTCTCTGGTCTTGACTATCTCTGCCTTCTTAGTCTTATCCTCATCACTTAACTCCTCGTCTTTCTTGGCTAATAGATCATCTTCTTCTGTCTTGATCTTGACCTTTTCTGCCTCTATATTCTTGACGAGTTCAACTTTCTTAGTCTTTTGGTCATCAGAAAGTTTGTCATCCTCTGTGGATAATAAGTCCTCATCGGTTATGTCGGTTTCCTTCTTAGGTGCGACTTCCTTTGATTCCTCTTTATCCTTATCAGGCTTCTTTTCTTCTTCAGGAGCTTTCTCTTCTGGCGATTTTTCTTCCTCTGGCTTTTTCTCTTCTTCGGGTTTCTTGCCTTCTGATTCTGCAAGTGCCTCAAGAGCTATAGCCTGATTCTGTTCGTCAGTTAAGTTACCTTCCTGTGCTTCTAGAGTTGCCTGATCGATCTTTATATCACCCATGTTACTCCTCCTTTTGCGGGCCACCTAAGTGGGTATCGCTTATATGGTTAGCAGGCTCTGAGTTGTTCAGAGGTGCTGCCTGTGTTTCTACGTCTGCTACAAACTGATTACCTTTAAATATCAACAGTGAATTACATTTGGTGCATCTGGTTCTACCCTCTTTAGTTAGATTTGTTACATCGTATATACATTTAGTTGTGCCTATCTCCCACTTAATCAAGAGTCTATTACACAACGGGCAACGAAACTGCAGCGTTTTACCCATTATTTCCCTCCGATTATAGGGACTTTGGTTGCCTTAACTCTACTAATAGCATCTCTTATGGTCTGTATTGCTAGGGCTTCACTCTTTAGGATTATATTCTCGGTTACTTTCAGGTGGTGCGATATCTCCTTTATGCTGTAACCGTTTATCCTTAATATCAATATCGCGCGTAAGTTCTTTAATGCCTCTTTGGTGGTATACATAGATGGCTGCTTGCCTGCTACGGCACACCATTTATTCTTAGTTGTCTCTGATATGCTGGTTAACAGCGATATGCCATACATTAAGAATGCTGACCTATCCTTTGGTGGTGCTATAGAGATAGGGTTCTTAGCTGCTTCCTTCTTAGCATCTGCCCGCATAGTCTTGTCTTTTTCCTTTAGGAAGTTACCTGCCTGCTCTATGCTTAATGGCTTCTGTGGCTTTTTATCCTTATCGCTTTTCATTATTGCATCTCCGAGTTTTGTCTGCCACCATATCCTGAACCTGGCTCAGTCTTCTGTTCTGGTGGAGTCTCTTTGCTTTCCTTTTTAGGTTTTGGCTTGTCTTTTTTAGCCATTATTTCTTCCTTCTTCTGCTTGCTGGTTGACCTTTACCCATGCCTGAACCATCTCTGCGTCTCTTACCGCCACAACTGCCTCTTCCTCTAGCCATGATTACTCCTTCGCATTTTTAGCTGTTTTGGTTAGTATTCCATCCAATACCAGCATAGTGTTTATACAGCTTCTAAGGTAATAAGCGTCCTCTGTAGGATTTGGGTACATAGGCTCGCTTAGTTGTTTGAATACGCTTATTTTGAATGTCTCTAGTTCCTCTTTCATTTGCTTAAACTTAGGGTCATCCATACATGTCTTGGCTAGTTGAATAAGGCTTTCTTTCTTTATGGCTAAGTCCTTCTTTACCTGCTCTGCCTGGGCTATCTGTTGCTTAGTAGGCTGCATATATGGATTCTTATTGAGCATTTTTCTCGTTCTCCTTTTGTATTTTAGGATCTATTGCGCTCACGGTTTGCGCCCTTAAATCTCCAACAACTGCCATTAGTTTCTCTGGGTCTATTGGAGCGTCTACACCTGTAGTCTGTTCCTCTTTTTGCATAGCTTGAGCATACATGGCCACACCCTGAAGTGCTGCCTGTGCTTGCATTTTTTGGAACTCAGACATTGTAGGTATCACACGACTTGCTATGTTCTTCCACTTCGGACTCCATCCTGTTACGAGCTGGTTCAATAGTGTGTATACCGCATCTGGGTTCTTTGCTATTAGAGGTTCTTGTCTGATGGTCTGATATAGGCTTAGGTCTAATACCTTCTCATTTACCTTATCCTCTACAAATGCGTATGCTTGAGTTTCTATGCTTGTTCTAGTTACCATGTCATTGCGGGTTAATGTAGCGAATGGATTCTCATCTGATGACCTCTCTGGTGATGGCTTATACTCCTTGCCCTGCTTTGACATTTGGAAATACATTGATAGTAGTATGTAGCCTATCTCGTTAAAGGTTGGCAACAGGTGCTTTACGTAGTCCATGATGCCTCTACCACTCTGTTGTAGGAGCGCCATAGTCTTTCTGGCTGGTGCATTAGGGTCAAATGGACTCTCTGCTCCACTCATAAGGCTTGACACACGGCTTACCTGATCGTCTCCTAGCACTAAATACTGCATAAGGCTTAACATTCCGCCTATATCTGCTGGCTTCATATACTTCTGTAGGAAGTCTATGCTACCTGCGTCTGCTTCTATTGGCACACCATGAGCGAATCTTTTCTCTAGGAACTGCGCTTGAACCTCTGGGTCTTTAGTAATAGGTGTTACGGTGTTGGTTATGTATGCTGTCTCTAGGGTTGCGTTCAAGATAGCGTTCTCTGCTATGTTTGAATCTGTCATATCCTCTGCTACGCCTGGTTGATATATACCTTTTTTCTTACGTTTGAGTGTAAATGGTAGATAACAACAAGGGACGGCATAGTATGGATACAGGGTTGAGCCTATAATTATCTTCTTTTCCTCTGCCATCCAGCATATGATTTTAGTCTCTTCGTCATTGTCTGGGTTCATTCTGAAGCAATATGTGCATTTGAGGATATCGTAATCTAGTGTTTCGTGGTTCTCTGGGCGCTCGCCATCCTTTAGGTTGACTAGGTCATCTATATCATAGAACTTATCAGCTTGCTCTTCCTTCTTTAGTTCCCACCAGGTGAAGTTCTCTCTTACGGCTATGAGCCTTGTAGTCTTTAGGCCTTCATATCCATCTGTCTTTGCTCTTACCAATACGTCCTTGATGTCATGGAATTTAGGCTTTGGGTCATTGTATATGGTCTCTTTGTATACTGCTACAAACTCTATATCCTTGCCCTCTGATAGTGCTTTACATTTGCCTGGGTAGTCCTTTAGTGCTGATGGCCAGTTAGATAAGAACTCATCAAGGCCTTTACTCTTCATTTGAGGGCCTGTATTATCTGCGTTTGGTATAGGTTGGCCTGATGGGTCTTTGGCTATTTCCATCTTAGACTCGTAATACTCTTCACGCTTGCGTGGTTCACGCTTGATATCGTGGAATAACTCTAGCCAGCCTAGCCCCTTTACTGCTGCTGAGTGGAATACTAAGTCCATTTCAGGCTTGAATGGTAGGTTATCTACCTTATAATCTAGGAAGTCTTGCTGTTTATTGCATATCTCTATGTTACCCTTGCCAAACTCTGGCCTAGGGGTTACTGCGAATATAGGGTCAGTCTCAAAGAATGCCTCTGAGCATGATGTTACTATATTATCTATCTTGACTTTAGTTATATTACGGTTAAGATTGAACTGCATGAGTTCATCTTCGTTGACCTTGCCGTCATATTGGTTGTCTAGAGCGTCCCATTTAGCACCTAATTGCTTGCTATCTCTTTCCTCTTGTATTACCTTGACCTCTGCTTTGAGTTCTAGGACTAGCCTAGTTCTCTGTTCTTCGGATAGTTCTAGCTTTTCCATATAAGCAGGTATTCCTTCTTCTTGCATTTTCTTATCTGATATGCTCTTAGGGTTATTCTCAAACTTAACTTCTTTGATTATCTCTTCAGCCATAATCGATATTCCTTTTCAGTTTTGTTGTGCTTTGTTTGGTTACACTTAGCACAAGCAATATCCAAATTGTTATACTCATTAGTGCCACCCCGTGATAATGGGGTTTTATGTTCTAAATGGTCTTTTTTGAATGCAACGGGCTTTAAGCATAGATAGCATGTTAATGTACCGTATCTCTTTATGTTGTCCTCATATACGAGTTGTATTGTCTTAATATTTAATTCCCCACCATTTTTACTTAAAGTCCTTCTTTTCTGACTTCTTAATTTTTTATATTCTGTTGTATATGATAATCCGTGATTATATTTTTGGCTTATTCCTTTTTTGTGATACCATTCTTTATTTTTATTATTTATATACTCTCTGTTTTTACAGCGATATTCTCTACGCTTCTTATTTATACTCTCTTTATTTTCTTGGCGGTATTTTTTATCGTACTCCTTAATATATTCACTATTTGAGCTTTTGTATTTTTTGTTATATACACTTATACCTTCTTTGTTTTTCTGACGGTATTCCTTCTTATATTTATTTAAAGACTCACTATTTTCTTGATTGTATTCTCTATGGCGCTCATTTATGCGCTCTTTATTCCTTTGATGATATTCTTTATTGTATGCTCTTTGACATTCTACTTTAAGCATTCATCCTCCAAAACCCTTTTTACGCCTTCGCTCTTCTATAAAAGCTTTTTGTTTAGCATGAGTATCTTTTGTGTTAATCGCTTTATAGGGATATTGATTGCGAACATAACTCGCAATTGCCCTGCAAATAACTAACCCATCCTGATAACCGTCTTGAGATTCAATTTTCGTTACCTTGCCAACCTTATCTTTCTTTATAATGAATGTCCTCATCTGGGATATAATCTTCTCTGAATTGATATCTGTTGTATTGTTCTTTACCTCTTCTGCTAACTGTGCCAGCATTGATGGCCTTGTTACTGATGTAGTGTTGAAGCCTAGTTCCTCTGTCTTTACATCAATACCGTCTTTGTTGATCACCTTGCGGTAGATATTACCATATTTAGAGTGTATTAGCTGATTGACCTGATAGCCATAACCCTTGCTTTCCTGAGCTATAAGACCTAGATTGAAATAGTTGCCTAGCGCTATCTCTAGCTGTGCAAGCTCTTCAGGTGTTATCTGGCCTGCTACGATCGCTGCTGTGGTGTTGAGCCGTTTATTAAGCACCAGTATTGAGGCCTCGTCTGCCCCTACAGCCTCTGAAGCGTCACCAGTGACTAGATACTCCTCGCCTGCCTGCGGGCGCTCAAATAGCTCTATTCTGCCATGTTTGATGTCTCTCCATTCCCACTTAAGGTTCTGAAAGAATATCTCGCCTATGGCTATTGGTCTCTTGGTCATCTGCTTCTCTAGGCCCTTGCGATCAAAGAACAGTTCACCACTAGAGGAAAAAGCGAGTTCCCACGTGGCAGGATATTCCCTATTAAAAACGCTCAAATCTCCTTGGCACTTGTTTACAATAGCATATCTACGCCAGTTTATCTGTTCATCAGTTAGTTTATGTTCTTCTTGTAGGTCTTTTTCCTCTTGTTCAAATAACTGAATTGATGTATCAGCATCAAATAGTATGCCATCTAAGGGGTACATGATGCCTGATTCTACCTTTAGGCTGTACTCATCCATCTCAAACCATGGGAAAAACAGCGGTATCCAATCTGTCTTACCCTCTACTGCTCTTAGCCATTCCTTATAAAAGTCGCCCATACCATTAGCTGTGGTCTCCCCTATAACCATAGTGTTAGGTAGATCAGGGACAGTTTGGTTCAAATCCCCCATTATTGTCTTGAAATCCCTGAAATATGCTATTTCGCTCAAATGACATAATTGAAAGGTTCTTGACTTAGCTGCTTCTGTATTTTCCGCAGAAGCTATAAGTATTTGTGAGTGTATACCATCAAATTCTAGTTTTTTTTCATTGGACTTCTTTAACGCTGGTGGAATATGTGGATCAGTCTCTTCTAGTTTCTCCTGGTACAGCTTTGACATTTCAAATAAATTGCTAGCATGATCCTTTTCATCTGCTAGAATAAGCGAGTTGGTATTTTCTCGCTGTGAAGTTAGAGCATAGATGATAGACTCTATCAGGGTAGAATTATGCGAAACAAAACCCTCTGCTATATATGTCTTATGTGATGTTTGCAAGTCTATCATTCTTTGTCGTCCTATAGATTCAATCTTAACAATTTTAAACCACGCTTGTCCACCTCTGCCCCTACAAGGAAGTGCTTTGTTTGCCCACCATAATTTATTTATGAGCCTTGTTGGACGAGTTAGCCCTACTATTCTAAATAACTCATCTATTCTGCTTACTGTTAATCTGACTACTGGATTGCCACTAAACTTCCCGCCTTCCTTAGCGGACCTTACATCTAAATATTCCTGATACTTATAATCATTATCAATCAAATAATCTCTCATTCTATCGCAAACAGGCCCTGGTCTTTGAGTAAGTTTTAAATCATAACCACTTCTCTTTGTTCTTCTTATTGAGCCTTCACCATCTATCATACCGCCAAACCAGCCATCCTCATAATTAGACTTACCCCAAACACGGGTAATATTACGAATATTAAGCCCCTCACGCATATCATTAACTTTTGTCCACTTAGTTCTTGAATGAGAATCTTTCTTTGTTAAAAAACGATGATTTGCAGTAGCAATAAGAGTTCTACCATCTTCTAATGTTATTTGAAATGCTTCATCAATAATCTCTTTTTTTGCTTGCACTGTACCATTTCTTAATCTTCTGGTAACTGTCTTTGCGTCTTCATCTGTACAAACCACATTATCATCTACCTCTAAGTCATCAATACGAACCCATTTTAAATCCGAAGTTAATACTTTAGTATTTGGATCTAAACACATTCCGCCCTGTCTATATTTCAATAACCATAGTCTAATAGGCTTGTTGAGTTTACGAAGTTCTACAATTTTATTGAATAATTTCTTCTGGGTAGTGTTAAGTTCAAGGCGCACCATCTCACCTGCTTTGGTCTTGATATGGAGCATATTGCTCTCTACCAGCTTCAGAGGATTATGCTGAATAGTTATGCGCTCTGTATCAAGTAGCTCTTTGTCTGTTAACTCTTCAAGACAAGAGGCTTTTGATTCTGTTAATGTGGGCATCTCTTTCCTTTGCGCTTAGTTTGATTTCGCCTGAGTGTTCTATCTTTTTGATGAGTCTGCCTGTTACCTCGTAGGCTAGCTTTAGTGCTGCTATCTGTACTGTGTTATCTGGTGATTTGTATTTTACATCACCTATTGAAAACTCTCTTTGTGCATTTAATAATTGAATATGCTTTTTTAATAGCACATCTTCTGTAAGGCCATTGTCTTTATATAATTTATCTATAGCTTCTTGAATAGCAGGTTTTTGTAGGTTCTCTATAGCAACAACGTGTAGGGTATTGTTGTTACCTTTGTAGCCTGCGAGTTTTGCGGCTTGTGTGCCGTTACCGTTTTGTTCAAAGTAATGTTTTATGAATAGGGTTTGTTTCAAGGTGAGTTTTTTCTTTTTCTCCGTCGACATAACACTCCTTTGTTAAATAAAAAGATGAGTAGACAGCATATATGCCTACTCATCTATAATTTGGAGAGCTACTCCTTTATCCTTTAATACTATAACTATAACATTTTTAAACTATGATGTCAAGAGCTCACGTCCCTCTTTTAAAATTTAACGACATTGACCTTCTTCCCTTTTAGCACGTGTAATCTGTTGATACTTCTTTCTAATCCTCATAAACTCTGATGTTAGGATACATACCTCGTATCGTTCTGCATCAAACTTCCTCCAGCACCAGTCTGTGTCTTTCCTGCCCAATGTCTTAGTTGCAAAGAGTAGTTCTTCCTTTGTGCCAGGTATTGTTATTGATGTCCATTCTTGCATTAGTTATCCTCCTTCATAGTTTCTATTCCAGCTATATATCCAATAACCATGGTTATAATAAACATCATTATTGTTGTAATAATAGTAAACCAACTAAATTCTTCCACAACAACTGGCTTGATATCTTTGCTAGCAAAACCAATACCTATCAAAAAACTTATCCACCCTACTGCCCATAATCTATTTTTTATCTTCATATACTCACACCTCGCTTTCAGCTTAAATTACCACATTTATATTGCATACTATAATTATCGCGCTTGACCTCATTAAAAAACTTATTCAATATTTGTACTGGAAAGTCAGCATCTTCCATAAATTCCTTTGTAAATATTATCTTTTTATTCCCAACAGCAATCTTCTTCATTCTGCGCAACATTAGAATAAAATCAACATCTCTTCTCTCTGCTTCAGTTAACAACATATTCAATCGTTTTCTTCTTTTCATATACTTATCCCTCGCTTTCCTACTTTTTAATTTACAGGCAAAGTAAATTTTATATAATTTCCGCACTTACATTGCACATAAACACTTATATGATATTCTGGCCACTCATCTTTTTGAGTATATAATATATGTATTTTGCCACATTTACTGCATTTTCTTTTATATTTGGTACTATCATACTCAGATAACTTTTTCATATGCTTATGCCTCGCTTTCCTACCTGTGCTTGCTTGGTTATATGCCACTTTAGGCAACAATCGCATTTATACACATGAGGAGTATGAACCATGATAGAGCGTTTCCTGATTCGCTTGATATCGTTCAAGGCTGACTTTTTTGAGCCGTATCTCTTCTTGCGCTCACACCTACCCCAATCTGACTTGTATGCCATGCTACTCCTTATTTGCGCGGGGAGCTAGGATTCTATACCTAGATTAAGGTCTCAACCCTTTGTGTTATAGATGTTCTCACTACTCCCCGCAAATCATATGTCAATTATTCCTCTATGCTTTTGTCTATCTCTTTCAACTTTACTTTGACTTCTTCAGCTAGCTTCTCTGTTGCGATCTTGTCTGCTTCTATTTGTGTCTCTGCTTTGAGCCTAGCTGCCTCTTCAGCTATAACCTCTTGCCTTTCCCTGAATGCGCCTTCTAATCTTAGTATCTCATTGCTGATTAAGATACGTTGCTGAGCTAGTTCTGATACACGCTCTTGGATATCTTCCAAGCGATCTGCCTGTGCTGGCATTGCGAATGTTGCTAGTAATGCTATTGCTATCAATATTGACCATAATCTCATTTCTTTACTCCTTTCCTTTTTTTATTTTTTCGTTTTAGTTCATTTACCCTTATTAACATAGCATTTTGAGTAGCCATTTCTTTTATTTTTTCCTCTAATTTATTTATCTTATCCCTTAAAATAGCAGGCTCATTCTTTGTTACACTATCTACAAATACCACTTGCTTAACATCCTCTAATGAATTAAACACTCTTGGTTTAGTCTTGAAATACCAATTACACCATACGTTAGTTACATCTAATCCAACCCAGTGCCAAAAAAATCTCCTTTCCAATGTAAAGCCACCGTAAGTAATTTTTACTCTATACATATCTATCTCCCTTCCTTTGGTTTATTTGTATCTGTTTAATATCTTTATCAGCGTTCTCTTCTGGGTTGCCGTTACGATCCCTCTTGGGTCTGATGCCCCTGCCTCGGCTACACAGCCTAGATATAGCATGCGTGCTTCCTTTGCCCCTAGCTTCGATCGTAGCTTTCTGACTAAGGTGAATATCTTATACTCTAGCCTGCATACGATAAGAAATTCCCATAGCCCTATTGTCTTACCCATCTGGTGTAGGCAGAATACACATCTGTTACCATATAGCAAATTTTCAATTATGCTTAGTTCTGTTGCGCATAGGTTGCACTTCGCTGCTCGTTCTTCTACATCTCTCATCTCTAGCATGGAATCCCCTTTCTATTACCTTCTTTATTCTGTCTAGTTTCTGTTGTGGTGTGCGTCTGGTGGTTAGCCTTCTCATAAATAGTTCCCATAATAAACCACCAAATACCATACATAGAAAATATTTCATCACTTCTCCTCACTCTGAGCGTCTAGTTGATATTTAGTAAATAATATCTCAAGTCCTTTTTTGCCTATTTTACCTCTGGCATAATCTATCATATCAACATAGCCCCCAGCATCATTTTGTCTTATTTCATAAATATCTATCCCTTTAGATATAAGACAAGCATCTACCTTTTGCTGTGCCATCATTGACTTGTGAGTCATATCGTGGCATCTACATATTTTTTCATACATTGCCTTTGATAATATCATTACTCCCTCTCCTGTTCAGCTATATGGGTTACTATTGCTTCGGCTGCTTTTTTAATACTAACAGCTCTCATTCCATAAGGTCGGCTTTCTTGTTCAAATGTAGTCCATATCTCATTATGCAGTATCTCCTCTATCCTAGACTTAGAGAGGGGCTTAGGCTTCACTTCGCTTGCCTTTAAAGCGTTTGGTTGGGCTTGTTTAGCTTTGGTTAGAGCTTTAGCCAATTTTGTTCTCCAACCTGACGGGAAATTAGTTATTTGTCCATAATCAGATACATCAAGTATTATCCTTTTTATTTCTTCTTCCGTTAAATCCTGTTTAAATATCTTATTATGTAACTGCTCTCTTAAGTCATCTATCTCCTGCTGTAAGGCTATACAATAGCTACATTCTGTATCTTCGCAAGGCTTTGGTCGGGCTTTTAAACTTCGTTCTACTTTTATATCAAACTTATACTGTTCTAATAGTTTGAGTAAATTACCCACAAACTTCTTTACCCCAGTAGGAGTCGCTACCTCATCTTCTGTATAGTAGGCAAGTTCGTATACCCAGTCATTTAATCTCTTGCGTAGTTCTTTATTCTCTTTTAACGCCTTACTTACAATTGGTTGGCAGAGGTCGTAAGCCTTTTTAATAGACGAACCTATTCTACAAGCATAGCATTGACCAGTAGCCTCATCTTCTAACATTTCACAGGGTTGCAATAAGCATACCTCTTTTGAGAGTTCTAACTGATTCTTCTCAGGCAACATATCCCCAGTAGATTCTATTTGTATTGACTTCTCTTTTTTCATTTTAGCTCCTTGAAATGTTTTTCCCATTCATCAAATCCAACCTTAGAGCATTTTTTAAACACTCTCATGGCTGAAGTTTTATGTTTATTTTTAATGGTATCCCAACATAGTTTATGAATAATTATTTGTGCTATGGAAGCCCACTCTGCTTGAGTAAAAGTTTTAACAGGTTGTCTACGGATAACCTCTTGAAAGAAGTCGTGAGAGGATAGGTAATTTTTAGCACTCCTAAGGTAAGCACCCCCAAGGTCAGCACTCCTAAGGTCAGCACCCCCAAGGTTAGCACCCCCAAGGTCAACACTCCTAAGGTAAGCACCCCCAAGGTCAGCACTCCTAAGGTCAGCATCCCCAAGGTCAACACTCCTAAGGTAAGCACCCCCAAGGTCAGCACTCCTAAGGTCAGCACTCCTAAGGTCAGCACCCCCAAGGTAAGCACTCCTAAGGTTAGCACTCCTAAGGTAAGCACCCCCAAGGTTAGCACCCCTAAGGTAAGCACCCCCAAGGTAAGCACCCCCAAGGTCAGCACTCCTAAGGTCAGCACCCCCAAGGTTAGCACTCCTAAGGTCAGCACCCCCAAGGTTAGCACCCCCAAGGTTAGCACCCCTATTTTTTTCCAAACAATCTTTAATGCTTTCATATTTACCACATAATAAAACCTTGCTACTATCCCAACGACTTACTATTTTTATTTCTTTCATATCTCCCCCTCTACCTTCCTTCTAATCTCTGCTTTAAATGTTTTTAAGTGCCAATGTAAAAACTTGTGGCAACTACGACAAAGCCATATAACTTCTAAGGGTTTTGAATAGTCTGGGTGATGACCTTGTAAGTATTTCTTCTGGTTACAACAGTTGCAATAGATTGATTTCTTTATCTTGCCTGATTCTACTGCCCATTGAACCTTATTCATAATAGCCTGTTTACCTTTATCCACCTTAGAGGGGTTCTTTTTCTGCCACTCTTTAGTATATTTGTATCTTTTTTCTTTATTATCTTTTGTGTGTTGTTTTGCGAACTCTCTCATACTAAGAGGATTTCTGTCTCTCCACTTATTACAAGAATCTCTACGTTTTTGCTTATCTTCTTCTAAAACGGGCTTGTTGTTTTGAAAATATATCTTTTGATAGTCTTTTATTTTTTGCTTATTCTTTGCTCGCCACATTTTTCCATATTCTTTACTATCCATAACTTATCTCCAATAAAAAAGGCAACTTTCAGCGGTCATAGAGAAAGAAGTAAATCTTTCAACGCTTACGGTTGCCTTTGTTTTATACATTAAAAAAACTCCTTCCCCTATGACTAGTTATATAGTATCACTTATTGAGAATATTGTCAACCTTATTCTTCTCTCTAATCTCTTTCATACCCCAACCTCCAATTCCTTGACTTTGGCTTTGTATTTTTCAAATATCTCTATTATCTGATATTCTTTAAATTGTTTTCTTTCTCTTGAGAGCCTATACAGTTCATCTGCTGTTCCTTCTCCGTATTTTTTATCTATAAACTTTCCGTGCTTATATTGTTCACCTTGATTCCAGTCTTTATTATTACATTTTTTACATTGTAAGTGAACATTTTTCTCATCATATCTTGTAGTTAAATGTTGTCTTGGCTGAAAGTGTCCAGCATCGCCACCTTTATAATGAGTTGGCACAGAACAAGTACAACAAAATCCCCAACCAGTATGAGAGTCTGTATCTCTACCTCTTATAAACTTAGAGAACTCTTTATCTGCTTTTGCTTTCCACCAAGGTATAGAGCCTTTTTTCTTAGTAGCCATATACATTCCACATAATAAATACTGCTACCCCTACCATCGCTATCGCTGTTGGTATTGCTATCCAGTAGTCTACTTTAGTCCACTTCTTCTCTTGTGCATGTTTCATTTTGATATTACTCCTTGTATTGCTAAGATATCCAATAATCTTAGATACCTCTTATATTTAATCCTGTCAATTTTTTTCATAGTAGCTTTGACCCCCTGGCTCTATTGGTGGTACATAAGAGAATCTTGCTATTATTCTTAGGAAATCATATCCGAAAGACCACCAATCTTGCCTGTTTAGTTCAAATTCCTTTATCAATGGCTCTGTGTAGGGCTTTGTTTCCTTATCTTCTGCATATTTCTTTAGCCATGAGTAACTTGATAGGTTCATGCCGCGCCATTTATCTATCTGTATCATCCAGTCGGAAAGGTGCTTTGCTCTGAAAAATCCCTCTTTCATTTGGTGTGTTTTCTTTGTGATCCTGTCTTTAGCGAACTTGATCACCTCTTGTGGTGGTGTAGGCATTGGTTTCATATGTAGTTCTTTTATGTCTATTCCTGCTATATCCATTATTGCTCCTTTACGTTCTGTTCGTAGTATGATTTTTCTTTTATGTCCTTTTGGTTTACATAGCTTTCAAATTTAGTTCCATACAAGGTATCTGGCCGCAAGAACTTTTCCATATCTCCACCTGTCCACTCTTCCTGTTTTTTCTTATGTACATGCTTAAAATTTTCAATAGTAAATCCCTCTTTAATTCTTGCTTTTATCAGGCTCTGTGTCTTTGGTGTTGTGGTTTTGAAGTTGGTTTTACAGACAGAATTAAGGTCTCCCACAATCGTTTTATATATATCTATATTCTTATCTATTCTATTCTTATCTACACCGTCATGCGACGTCACGGAAGCGTCATTCTTAGCTGTAGGTATGTTTTGCTCTAACCTCTTGCGTTCCCTGTACTTAACGTTTCTTAACCGTGTCTGTTCCTTTATAAGTTCCATACCATCTATGTTCTGATGCTTCTCCCAATTGAGTATTCCTATCTTTTTTTGTGAAATTATGATCATCTCATATTTTACAAGGATTTCTAGTGCTAACCTTATGGTGTTCAGGGGTCTATGGAATATCGTGGATAGCATTTCTGCCGTGAATGGCATATTTGGTGAAAGCGTGACGTCACCACCGTCATTGCATCTTCCTGCTAGAGTTAGCAACTTAATCCATATTACGAGTATGCTGTCTGCGTCTGGCATAGATTCTATTATCTTGATTTTTTCATCGTTGAACATGTCTGTGGTGATCTTGATCCATTTAATTTCTGCCATCATTTACTCCTATAATATATAGCCCAGATTTGGCTATCCTTTAGCAGCCAAACTTTACGTCCTAGGTTATGTTTCTTAGATATTATTTTTCTTGCTTTAGTTATGTTCATTAGGTAC